GCCCATACTAGGCTACCATCAGTGCCAAGTAGTTTAACCACAGTGGTAGTGGTAGTGGCTAGGTCAACGAGATTGATGTAGATGTTATTGCCGGAGTCCACTGCCAGACCAAAGGTAGTAGGGGCTATAGGACCAGTTATTTTTTGACTCCAAAGTACAGAACCTTCTGGGCTATACTTGACCACCATCGAAGTTTGGGTATTAATGGTGATAGTATTTGTTTGATTAGTGCCAGTGTTGGCATCTGTTAGAGTGGCAATAACATTGCCTGCTTGGTCATGCTGTACATCCTGTACTATGAAAGGACTGTTAGAATTATTAAACTGGCTGGCTAGGAAGTTGCTCCATGCTGTTCTAGCAACGCCCGCTGTAACTGTAGCGGTTGAACCTGCTGAGATAGTACCTGGAATAGACAGTACACCAGTATTGTCAAATGTCCAAAGGTAAGTAGAAGTTGTCGCGGTGTTATAACTTTGTACTCTAACAGAGCCAATGGTACGATCATGGTCCTGGAGACCTTGTACTCCACCTGTGGCATCTGTATTACCCACGAATATGGCCGCGGCTTCTGACGCCGAACCATTATAACCACCGTTAATTAAAGAAGTGTAGTCAACGATCTGCACACCGGCACCACCTAACAGCATTGGCGATCCTAGGCTGACGAAGAAAGTTGTTGTGTACTGACTTACTTCATACTGGCCTGAACCTAGATATGCGCCTTGATAATCGCCTAGGGTATCTCGATCAAATATGATAGAAGTTCCGGGACTGATACCAACACTACCATTAGCCACGGTAAGGTGTGTGGTATCTGAAGTCAATTGATACGGTGTTGGATTAAGGGATTGCCAAATCGCAGGCTGAGGAAGTGTGCCAACATTGATCAAGGTAAAGGCTGTGCCAGTTGAGAAACTTGTAGGATCTCCCACAACAGGTGTCCAATCAAAACTCCAAGTTGTGCCGCCGCTGTTGTTCAATGACACATTGGTCACTGGTACTGTGCCTGTAATAGTGCCCGCACCGCTGATGGTCCAGCCTGTGGTAATGCCTGCGTTTAATATCGTGTCAATACCAGGATATGTGCCTTTAAGTATGGTCACAGCCATGAACGCACCGCCAGTCTGTCCAATATCAAACAACTCGCTGGATACTATGCTGAATGTCGATGTAGTCTGTACTTGCTGTACATAGGATGCTGTGGCCAGATACAGGGTATTGGTCAGAGTGCTGTAGGCTAATGTACCTTTGGCATCACCTGCGGCACCAGTTAGGCCTGCGATTGCACGGAACTGTACTTGAGCCGAGGTAGTCTGTATCGATGAATCTGGGAATGTTAGTACACCATCTTTGCCAAAACTCCAAAGATTTGTCGCATCTGTACCAATCTGTACACCTACGTTTGTTAACGTTGAATCATAGGGTAACTTAACATAGTTGTAATCATCACCAAAGAATAGATCTACAGTGGTAGTGTCATTACGCATGATGTGGAAATGACTTGATTGAGTAGGAACACATTGTTCAGGAGTATTACCAAACAACACTGTACCACGGGCGGTGACTAATGTTATACCATTACCACCATAAGTGTCGCCGGTTATATAGTTCTCGTTAAAATAACTACCAATATCCCAAGATCCATCGTCTCTAAAGAATAAATGATTTCTTGGTACTTGTACATCAAATGTAGTCGTAGTCAATGTAACATTGATTGGGCAACCATTACCTTGTGATGTTAAATCCCAATTTGTGCCAGTAGAACCGCCTCCACCTGATCCACCTGTAGCGTCTGCCCAAGCAACACCACCGTTGGTATTCTTTGTTAATACTTGTCCTACTGTACCTGTGCTACCGTCTACACCTTTGAAGTAGCCTTGTAGTTCTAGACTAGGAATCTTTAGATAGCCATTGTTATCAAAATGCCATTCATATTCTTCTGTGTTGTATAGTGTGTTAATATAAACGCCATCTGCATTAACATAAACATACGAATTCAAATCGTGTGTGGCAATACCTGTATAACTGTCAGTGTCGGCTTTAATGATGCCAGCTGTTGGTACAACAAGATTACCATCTGTTTTGAATATCCAGTTGTTACTACCGTTACTTCTTAATGTATAACCATCTCCACTTGTGTAAAAGCCAGCACCGCTGGCGTCACGCAGATCTAAACTTGTAATAGTAGTATTATTAGATTGGAACTTACCATCATTACCTATGCTGACAGTATAAGTTCCGTTAATTAAAGTACTGGTAGTAGCACTACCAACACCGGTAACTTCACTGCCGTTGACCAACAATGTACCACTGGTATTGATAGTCAGTGTAGAATCATTAATATTAATTACACTACCATCTATGGAGATATCGCCTAAGTATGTACTAGGTGCAGGGATTACTGGAGGATTAGCATCTACCCACTGTCCAGCATATTGTACATAGGTATTGCCATCTTGACTGTTGTACCAAATATTACCGTCAGCAAGATTAGTAGGTGCAGTATCACTTGTGGTTACCGTAATCTCTGGACCGCTTGGTCCTTGTACTCCACTAGGACCTTGAGGACCACTTGGGCCAACTGATCCTAGACTTGCATTAGCAGGAAACCATTCATTGTTGTAGGCAATATATAAATTACCAGAATTCTCATCCCACCATAATGTTCCTGTTATACCAGGAGTTGGTGCCGAAGCCGCTACATCAACAGTAGTAGTATTACCAGTAGCAGTAGTAATCACTGCTGTAATAGGCTCACCATTTACCAATACTGTACCAGATGTATTAATGGTAAATGTTGATCCATTGATGGAGATAACACTACCATCGATTGTAATATCATCAAGGTATGTGCTGGATGCAGGCAATATTGTGGGATTAGTGTCTACCCATTGACCAGCATATTGAATATACAATCTACCATCTGTATTATTAAACCATAAATTACCATCATCTAAATTATTAGGTGCAGTATCATTAGAAATTACTGTGAGCTGTGGGCCACTCGGGCCTTGATCACCAGTAGCCCCACTTAGTCCTGCATCGCCTTGCGGGCCGCTTACTCCACTTGGGCCACGATCACCTGTAGCACCACTTGGTCCACTAGGTCCGTGTAGTCCTCCGAGAACTGATTGTCCTGTACTGTCAACAATGTCACCACCTGCTGGCAAAGTAATAGTGCCGCCATCTATGGTAACATCACCTAAGTATGTACTAGGTGCAGGTACTATTGGGGGGCTAGCATCAACCCACTGTCCAGCATATTTTATGTAGAGTCTTCCTTCTACATCATCAAACCAAAATTGCCCATTAGCACGATCTGCAGGTGCAGTATCAGTAGTAGGTACATAAACTAAACTATTGCCATTACTATCAACAATATCGCTACCGGGCAATCCAAAAGATAATACACTTGAAGAGCTTAGAGTTACTGTTGCAGGACTGTTTATCAACTGCGATGTTGATGTGATAGCACTTTCTGGTCCGCTTGGACCTACTTCACCTTGTATACCTTGCTCACCTTGTGGACCTTGGGGACCAGTTGGACCACGTTCACCTTGGGGACCAGTTTCGCCTGGATTACCTTGTATACCTTGTTCACCTGGATTACCTTGAGGTCCGCTCGGTCCGTCATTACCTCCAGGGCCTTGTGGTCCTGATACACCTTGTGGTCCTGAAATACCCTGGGGACCAGTTGGGCCACGTTCACCTTGCGGTCCTTGTTGACCAGTTATACCTTGGTCGCCTTGTGGACCTACAATCTGTCCGATGTTGTTCCAAAGCCCTGTACTTACATTCCAAAACCATAAATCGCCTGTAGAATTATCAATCCAACCATCTCCAGGATTACCAGGAAAAGGAACTCCAGAGGCTCCGCTAGGACCGATAGGACCTGTTACACTACCTTGTAATGTTACACTAATACCTTGAGCACCAGTATAACCACGAGGGCCTGCAGGACCACTTACACCAGGATCTCCCTGGATACCTGGCTCACCTTGAATGCCTTGTTGGCCTTGTATTCCGCTAGGACCTGAGATACCTTGTGAGCCACTTGGACCCGGATTGCCTTGAATACCTTGTGGACCAATATTACCTTGAGGACCACTTGCTCCAGTTGGTCCAGGATCACCTTGAATACCTGGCTCACCTTGAATGCCCTGTGCACCCGATACACCTTGAGGACCTGAAGGACCGTATGCACCCTGTGGTCCACTTGGTCCAGATACTCCGTCAGCACCCGATGGTCCAGATACTCCACTTGGTCCAGACGATCCATTAGCACCGTGGGGACCTGATGGACCAGACACTCCTGGAGATCCACTAGGACCGCTGGGTCCACTTACTCCCGGAGACCCACTTGATCCGCTAGGTCCGCTAGGCCCACTTGCTCCGTTACCAGTAACAGTAGCAAAAGTTCCTATCCACTTTTTTCCATCGAAGACATATAATACACCATTTGGTGCAAGGTATGTGTCGCCTGTGACTGGGGCCGGATTATTTGGAAAATTTATTATCATACTTTTAATATTCTGTTACTATCATTAAACAATTATCAGTTGTACCTACTTTGGCACCTGTTCCTAGACTAATACTATACGTATGACTTCCTGTTTCTCCATTGGCTATATAATGCAATGGAGATGTAGAATAATGAGCACCACTACTAAAATAGAAAGTTAATGTATCAACTGTTACACCATCTCTCTTTAAATAAAAAGTTCCATTGCCACCTAATCCACTTTCAGTTGCAGTAATAAAGGCCATGATTTCTACATTACCACCGTTGGCATTATAGATAGCACTCCATGCACCTACATCAGCAGGACCAGTGATTGTAGCTGTGCTAGCAACATGTTGTAGTAATACTGTTTTTGTAATATTGGTTGTCCCCTGTGGACCTGTTGGACCTGGATCACCTGCAGGACCACTAGGACCTGGATCACCTGCAGGACCACTAGGACCACTGGTTTGATCCTGCCATTCTAGAAAAATTGGTTGATCATTGCCTGCAACTAATACTTGTCCAGCAGTAGGAGCCCCTTCAGGGAACACATATCCGGGGAATGTCACTGTACCGTCAGCATTAAATGATACTTGATAAGTTCCTGTTATAATGAATAGTAAAGAATTATCATTATTAAAATAAATTTGACCTAAATTGTTTTGTGATTGAATTCCGCCAGCTGATCCATTATTGGGTATAATAACTAGTCCATTGGTGTTAAATTGGTTAGCATAAACAGTACCGCTGGATAAAATATCCCCAGGTGTTGAAAAACTAGTGTCTGCATTAAAGGTCCAAGTTGCTACCGCATTATCAACGCCATCGCCTGTACTAATTTTTACAGGATACCAACTGTTAATGTCAAAATGTCCACTACCGCCTAGTCCTGGAACTTGATAATTAACCGCTCCTGGTACTGATAAAGTACCATCTGTGCCAAATGTCCACTGTTCGGTATGAGCATTGTCCACACCACTGGTTATGGTAACTGGACCATAAAAGTTGTACAACTGCAAGGGATCTGATGCACCATTGGCAGGTATAGTCATAGCCGATGTATCGCCTTCGATTAGGCTAGAGTTACCGACACTAGCACCACTACTGCTATATAATCCAGTGGCATATACTCCTCCAGGAACTATAAGATTACCACTATTGTCAAGAGAAGCTGTATAGGATCCATTAGTTAATGTGCTTAATATTCCTAGCAGTCCTGTAGGGCCACTCGGACCAGTCGGACCAGTAGGTCCAGGTGCACCCGGAGAACCACCAGCGGCTATCTGATTCCAATAGACTGTAAATGGTCCATTTGTACTAGTAGTTGCAAGTATATTGACAAAAGACCCACCACCAAATGTAACTACATCATAGGGTACATAGGAAGTTGTTGTTGACCATGCACCACGAAAATTAAATCCTTGTCCAGTATTACCTTGAGGACCGCTAGGACCTGATAGTCCAGTGAAAACTGTACCATTTAATGATACAGATCCAGAAGTTGATAGTGCAAATGTATATGTTCCATTTATTAATGACGAAACAACATTATTTCCCCTTGGACTAGCATCAACCCAAAACGTATCATACCAAACATACAATCGACCACTGATGTCGTCATACCAAAGTTCGCCAAGCACAGGATTGTCAGGTGCCACATTACTAACTATCACTGTCGAAGTGCCGCCACTTCCTCCACCAGAACTTGTAACTGAAGCCCAGCTTAAATTACCGCCATCAGTAGTTAAAAACTGCCCTTCGTGCCCAATTTGGCTTGGAAATCCTACGCTACTCGCACCATACAATTCACTAAAGTTTGAATTGATCTTGCTAAAAGCTACTCTAAGACTATCTCCATTGCCGGCATTTGGGCTAGTGCCTGTGTTTATATACTGTATTGTCATCGTTTAATCCTTGGGGGACTCATATACATTGAGGTTCATAAGGTATTTAGTTGTACTTTACCATAATCTATGCTATACTTTAAGTTGTAATATTTGACTCAATAAATAATAAAGAACATGTCAGCAACACTTATCTTAAACGCCGATGCGAGCCCTGTATCAATGTTACCATTGAGCACAATCACTTGGGAAGAAGCAATCAAATACTTAGTTACAGATAAAGCTGTAGTTTTAGAATGGTACGAAGATTGGATAGTACACTCAGCTCGTTGGGAAACACGAGTACCTGCTGTAATGATACTAAAAGAATTCCAAAAGAAGAAAACTGGTGTGCGTTTCAGCAAGCAAAATGTATTCCTGCGTGATGAATACATTTGCCAATACTGCGGTGATTTAACCAATCGCCGTACTGCTACACTAGACCATGTATTGCCTATCAGTCACGGTGGTAAAAGTGTATGGGAAAACTGCACTACAGCCTGCGCTGACTGTAATTCTAGCAAGGGCAACAACAAGAAGATTGTGCCAAAGGCCAAGCCCTACAAGCCAAACTACTTTCAGTTGGCTGATAAGCGTAAAAAGATGTTATGGGATTTCCAACATCCAAGCTGGGCAAACTACCTGGGTTAATGAATCATTTCTCTCTGTAAACGATCCGACCTTTGGACAAGTCGTAGGGTGACATTTCTACCCGGACACGGTCTCCAGCTAAGATTTGTATTTTATGTTGGCGCATCTTGCCACTGATGTGCCCAAGGACTGTTGATCCTTGTTCTAGTTTAATGCGGAACATTGCGTTCGGCAATACTTCTTGTATGACTCCCTCTGTGGAAATCTGATCTTCTTTAGACACTTTGGTTATTATCTCCTTTTAATGTGTTTAATACCATATCTTTAGCTCGTCTATTGAGCTCTGCTTCTTCTGCTTCTATCATCTTAAATGACATTAATTTCATATATTCCATTAGAGCTTTCTCACCTTCGCCTGTAAGATGACAATACTGTGCTCCAATTGAACTACGGTAATAGAACTTACGATTGCGTAGGATTTCCATTACACCTCCGTAGGTTAGATCTTTAACTGCTTCTTTATTCATTTTAGATTTTTTCACCTGCCGTAAAACCACGGAATCGAAGGAATCGCGGAAATCGTAAGGAGTAAATGTCTTCACTATCTTGGCTCCTAGTCGCCGCATCCGCCCGGATCTCGATAATCTGTCCTGGTAGTGAATCTTTACTAGCCCAAAACTCTGCACGATCGGCGTCAGTAAAGCCACTGCCAACATTAACACGAATTTGTTTCCCATCGTCCTCACCTTCGCAGATAAGTGCACCCAATTTACCTTCATTGCGTCCTGTTCCTTCTTCTATGCCTACAACTGTGAGACTTACTTCAATAAATGGTTTCATCTTAAGCCAACTGTGACTGCGTTTGCATTCATATTTGGCATCTAGGTCCTTTATAAGGATACCTTCAAAGCCTGCGGCAATGGCATCTTTGTTGTACTGTTTGAATTGTAGTTCGCCTACATACTCATCTAAGTTTACTTCAGTTTGGGGAATGACATCAATGCTACCAATCTTGTCAAATGTGGCTGTCATTGACTTCAATAAGTTACTGCGTCGGCGTTGTCCCAATGTACTAACACCTGTTTGAAACTCTGACAATGGCAAAATATCAAACAACATAAGTCTAGCATCTTCACTTTGGACATCACTCTTACGATGTACCTGCTTCATTAGTTCTTGGAATGATGAACTAACCATCTCACCATCTAGGACCATACTGCGTTCGAACAATTCAATGTTAGCTTCAATTGCACTGGTAATATGTCCAAAGTTCTCTAACAACTTGCCATTGCGACTGTACATTTGAGCAGTCTTGTTAGCGGCATTGATAACAGTAATAACACGAACACCGTCGAGTTTGGGTTCAAGTAATTTCTTGCCTGTAATCTTCTTTTCGTGATTAGCACCATCGTGTGCCAACATACATTCAAACACAGGAATACTAGGTATATTTGGAAAGTCTTTTAGGACTTTGTTGATTGTCTTTTCACTAACACCACAGCGTAGATCTTTGATCAATATTCTACGATACCAATCGTTCCATTGTGATGCTGTACTTGCAGATAAAGCCAGTTCAATAGCATCACGAGCATCATGCCCTGTGAGCTCACGCATGGCCAATGCACGAACTAATTCCTTAAATGCTTCCCAGGGCAAGCCTTGTCCATCTGGTCCACTGAGAGTAGGAATCTTTTTAACACCAAAAGTGATCATAGGATCTAGTGCCATTCTAAAGCCTTCAAACAATTCTGTGTTTTCAAACTTAGCTTCTGCGGCAATGATACCTTCTTTATCAAGACGACTAGCGTGGTCTTCTAGAATTCGGATTATGCTAGGGCAATTGGACATATAGTATGTACTTTCTACAATTTGTTGCTGATAACAATATTGTACAGGGAATTGCACCAAAAGTCAAGCATTATTTTTACCAGTTATATACTAAAACTGGACCCACAACCACAGGTTGTTGTAGCATTTGGATTAGATATTACAAAACTATTGCCTGTGAGATCTTCTTTATAGTTTATAGTAGCACCCATTAGATACTGCATACTCACTGAATCTACCAAAAGAGTCACTGTGCCTTTTTGGATAACAAAATCATCGTCATTGGCTATTTCATCAAAAGTGAATCCATATTGAAAACCTGAGCAACCACCACCTTGAACAAAAGTTCTAAGTTTGAGATTTGGATTGCCTTCTTCTGCCACAAGGTCGGCAATCTTTGCAACAGCTGAGTCAGTTAATTCAAGTTGGTGCATATTTTGATCTATAGTCTGTGATTGCGGCTTTGATGCAATCTTCCGCGAGAATTGAGCAGTGGATTTTGACTGGGGGAAGAGCCAACTCTTGAGCAATGTCAGAATTTTTAATTGACTCAGCTTCTGCCAAAGTCCTGCCTTTAACCCATTCTGTGATGAGCGAGGAGCTAGCGATTGCAGATCCGCATCCATATGTCTTGAAACGAGCATCTCTAATAATACCATCTCCATCTACCTTTATTTGTAATCGCATTACATCCCCACAAGCCGGTGCACCTACCATACCTGTACCAACGCCTTCTTCATCTTTAGCAAAACTTCCTACATTGCGAGGATTTTCATAATGGTCAATAACTTTATCTGAGTAGGCCATATATCTTATACCCTAAAACTTTCGCCACAACCGCAACGATCACGCTCATTGGGATTGTGGAACTCAAAACCTTCGTTGAGTCCCTGTCGTACATAATCAATTTCTAAACCATTGAGATAAGGATAGTCTCGTCCCATGACAAATATCCTGGCATCACCACCGGCATAGAACATAGAATAATCTTCAACTCCGGCTTTGGGCCATTCGTCTATATACTCCATGACATAACCTAATCCACTACAGCCCGTGGTCTTGGTGGCAATTTTTACACCTACGCCGTGCCCTCTTTTTTCTAATTGTTCTTGGAATTTTTGTTTGGCTTTTTCAGTTATGGTAAGAAGCATAGGTTTTTAACTGTAGTCTTTAACATGACCGCCGTGGACTTCACTCTTGGCTTTACGACCTTTAAGTTTGTGTCCTGTACCTTTTACACCTCGACTGCCTGTACCGTCTGTATGATCAGTATCGTGTTTTAATAAACCGTGACCGACACATTGTGCGTAACGGACATTGCTTAATCGACTATGACCAACAGAGCATTGGCTAGCAGTAGGTACTGGTAATTTCTTTTCGGCAAGTAATAATTCTATGATACGCATCGATTATTTATTTGAATAGTATCAATGACATCAGGAATGCCTGAGCCGCAAATCCCATGCTGATTGTAGCCAAATATAACTTGTTGTTGTCAATAAGGCTACGAAAGAACATAGTAATCAGTGCCGCCCAAACAAAAATCATTAGATCCAAGGGAGGTAACTTGTCATTCTGTCCCCATAGTACAGCCAACAGTGTGGGTATGGGTGCTAGATGTAGTAGAACAATGCCAATCCATCCCAATGTGTGACTGGATAGATTACCTAAATGATCTTTGAGCCATTGTACTAATAAATGAGGGGTTTCTTTGACTAATTCCATTACTTGAGTTTTCATGTGTGTCTTTCTTTAACGATAAAAAATATGATGACCAATTTGTATGATCTTTTGTTTATTCCATCCGGGATTTATATTGTCAGCATGATAATACAGCGCATCCTTAAGGCTGGGCAACCGGAATCCTTCCAGTAATACTTTCTTAGCGGCATCCATGCTTTGATTAAAGGCCGCAGAGTTAAGTGGGCGTACTCCCGTATCTCGATCACAGGCCCATGAGAATTGGCAGACTACCTTTTCGTAGAATACATTTTTTTGGTAAATGGTTTGGCAGATATCACCGGGGAACCGTCCACTGGCTGTGCGATTTAGAGTAACCTGTGCTACGGCAATCTTCCCCTCAAAGGGTTCTGATCCTGCTTCATAATAAATGTTTTTGGCCAAACATCCTAGTTGGCGCTCGCGGACTTCTGCGGTAATATCACTGGCTTCGATAGGCTCAACTCCTGCCATTTTATGGGCAACAGTCCAATTTAATAAACTCAGTGAAAAGGCTAGACCGATGATCATCAATATAATTTTTACTATTGAGTTGAACTTCTTGACGAGTTCTGGATCCAGGGCTACCTCAGTATCGTGTAAATCAGTCATTGTATGACCTCCTTTTTCGTATATGGGTAAGATAGTTAGTGCAAGAACAGTAATATTATACTGAAATTGAATATTAAGCAACGATTTTGACAGTTTTTAGCCGTTACCGCCTGAATCATTTACACTAGAGTACAGATTTGCCAAAGTTAACGATGTTTGAACCTGTCCTGATGAATTGAATCCTGCGAAACAATCCGTTTGGCTTCCATTGGGTAACGATGTTTCTAATTGAGTATACCTATTACTGATTTCATCGTAGTAATTAAAACAATAACTTAGATCTATTTGTGTGGTGTATATTCTTTCATCATCAAAGTATAGACTATATAACGAATTCAATGATATACCTAAATTACCGTATCCATCATCAACAATGGTGCAGATAGCTCCTTGACTTGCCCCCAACCCAAATGTTGATCCTATTAAAAATGATCCGCCAATTCCCCAATCTCCAGATTGCACAAGATAATCAGCAGTAGAATAATATGTATAAGCTCCTTGAGTTAGGGGAATTCTATAAACTTCTACCCACTGTGCAAATGTAGATCCAGATTGACCTAGCTCTGAAATATCTGGCGAAGTTTGACCATGATCAGTATCCAATGAAGGAACACTACCAATTCCTATTGTAATGCATTTTTGTCCGCCAATGATATCATAGCTCAAACCTAACACAGCGTTGTAACTGGCCAGTGAACTTATCCAACTTCCGAGATGGTGTAACGGAGAAATATCAACTGTTACATCAAATGATACTGCGGCCGTTGCGGCACCAACTGCGACTGTGGCCAAAGTTGTAACATCACTGTTGCTTAACCCAGAAGGATCGAAACCAATACAAAATTGATCAGTTGTGGAGATTATTGTTCCAGCAGGAATTGGATTATAATTTTGATCTAATATAGAAAAGCCTGAAGTATTGCTGAGAGTCACAGTATAACTAGACGCATTAATACCGACTGCATTAACAGTAAAAAATCCTGTATAGATTGGTGCATTTTCGGTAACGGTTGCAGATGGTGCTGTAGAAGGTACTAACTCTAAACTAGTACCTACTAATATATTTGTAGGAAACACTCCATTACCTATACTAGAATCTATAATTAAATTTCCTGTAAATGCTCCTGCCTGAGTTCCGGAATAACTTATGGTAAAAGGTGCGGTAGCATTGTTAGGCAGATGAATCGACGGCGGAGTCACTGTACCTCGGTTGTAGCCCGATAAACTTAAATTTATATCTACAGTATGGCCAGTTTGATTGCCCACAACCATAACTGTGGAACTACTACCATTGACTGGAAATTCGAATGTAGGAATAGGCAAGGGTGTTAAACTGCCTCCAGATGTTATCACAGGTACTGGAACTGGTGATTGTATGCCACCTGATAGATTATTACTGTAGGTTGTGGCCAATAAGCCTTGTATCAAAAGATTGTTGACGACATTTGTACTGGTAAAGTCAATTCCGATAGTCAGCTTAGGTCCTACAATTTCAGCACCAATTGTTACATAATTAGATCCTGAATTTACTGTAGCATTGAAAGGATTAGCCAATACAAAATTTGTGTAACCATAGCTTAGGCCATTGAGCCAATTTATAAGATAAAGCCAGTCATCGTTTAAATCAACTCCAGTGGCTGAAAATTGAGGTTTTATAATTCCCCCAAGATTAAAGAAATAATGTACTTGATCTACACCAGCCCAGTTGTAGGTAATCGCATAATGCCAATCATTGGACCAAACAGCACCACTGTTGTAAAGTGTGTTAAGAGTGCTGATTGTGAGTTGATTGGCCGCTACTGTGGAGGTATTGACAATCAACGTTTGTATGATAGATTCTAAATTATTAACATCATGAGCTCGAATCACTGTACTTGTTGTAGCTCGGACTATGTTAGTTGCAGTATAACCGTTTTGATGTATGTAACAGGCCTGCACATCATCGTACAGTGAAGCCCACTCATTTTGAGTAATCGGGCCACGTGGTGATTGTAGGGTACTGGTCATTGAATAACCATAATATCCCGAAGCTAAAATAGTTAAATCAGCGACCAATGAATTGTAGTCTCTAAGCTGAGGTTTGGCCCCAGAGGCCACTGTTAGAAGATTAACGCTTGTAGGTAGTGGCGTAGGTGTCGGGGTAGGTGTGGCTCCTCGATTAACCACTCGACGCGGTGTTGGTGTTGGTAATAGTGCATTATACAACCCAATTCCATTGGGTACTCCTAATCCTACTACAGGATCCCATCCTGAGGTAGCCAAATATCCGTCCGCAATGTCAGTAGCATTGTTCCCAGACGTGATATCATAGAATGTACTGGCATTGTAGTTGCTGTAAAAGAATTTGTTCCAATCAGCACTACTTTGACGTTTGCCAGTGGCTTCTATCAATCTAACCATTATGCCTGCCATCACAGGAGTTGCCGCACTGGTACCACCAAAATAGGCTAGCCCCCCTCCTTTGTATAACACATAGGCATTCATGGCAAGACTGATGTCAGGGGTGCCTCTATTGGTCAATACTGTAGGTGATCCGGCACCTGTTGAAGTGTTGTAGGGTGTATATGTCAACCCTGCTTGCCAACTAGGTGCCGAAAACAGTGAGCTGATACCCCCACCACCCGACCATCCAGTGTCGCTAGAAAATTCAGGATCGTTAGATTCAACTGTTTCTGTGAGTCGTTGATTATTTGTATCTAATGTTAGATGAGTCCCTCCCACAGCTATAACCAATGGACTGCTGGCTGGGTACTGCGGGTACTCATTGGTGTCAGTACTATAAGCGGCGCTACCATAGTCCCCAGTACAGGCCAACACGGGTATTCTAGCCAAAGCGGCAGCGGCCAGGCTACTAGCACAGAAATCGCCATATACACTGTCATCGTAGCCCCAACTTATGGTTATAACATCTACATGATCCGCCACAGCCTGGGCTATACAGTTATCCAAACTAGTTCTACCCGCTCCAATGTAGATATTGATTGAGGCTCCGGGAACCATGGTGCCGACACAGTAGATATCAGCAGTATTCTCAAAATCATGACTGCTGTTGACTCCAAAGGTACCCGTGGCCCCATCTATCAATGTAACATTAACTGTAGGAGCCACAGCGTCTGCAGGCAGTAGCCCAGCGGTCTTCAAGTCAGCAAATGAACGAGCAAGGTCAGACTGCCTAAACCCCCCGCCTAGGCTGATAATACCCACTGTGAGTCCTGCTCCCTGTGTAGCCGTGGGCAAAGGAACATTGCAGGCCAGGCCTACTTGAGGTGGAGTAAGAAATCCAGATTGGGGTAGCGATGTAGGTGTAATTGGCATATATGTAGGTAAGGCTTTGAAGTGTGGAGTATCAGTTTATGATATTTACCTAATAAAAAAATCAGCCAGGGTAGTTTAGGTACAGTAAATACAGTTATATACACATATAATACCAGATATGAACATCAACACCAGCAATAACAAAACTCAGAAATTCAAACACTCAGGCGCCCTAGGTGATCTGATCTACTCTCTGCCTGTAGTCAAGCATTTCGGGGGTGGGGAGTTTTACCTACATCTAAATCAAATGGCCTGGATAGGTCAGCACTACTATGGTAGCCTACCCGATCCATTTCACAAAGACCGCATGACCCTACAGGACTACAATTACATGCAGAGCTTTATGCAGGCCCAGAGCTACATCACCCAATTTGACACCCTAACACCAGACAGGGAGATAACCCATAATCTGGACAAGTTCCGACCCCTCTTTGTGGGCCATCCTACTAATTACATAGATCTCTACGCCCAAGTGTTTGGCATCGCAGAATGCCTCAGTGATCAGCCCTGGCTCACGGCTCCCGACCCAAAACCCATCTCAGGCCGACCTATTGTGATCAACAGAACAGAACGTTGGATACCACCCACCCCCAACCCCCAGTGGGGTCAGTGGCGAGCCCAGGGTTGGGCAGATCAAGCGGTGTTTGTGGGCCTCAGGCACGAATACCAAAAGTTCCAAGCTGACACAGGTTGGACGAGCCTACCCTGGGTAGAAACACCCACCATGTTGGATCTAGCCAATGTCATAGCCGGAGCATCGATGTTTATAGGCAACCAAAGTTCAGCCCTGGCCCTGGCCATTGGTCTGGGTGTAGCTGACATACGCTGTGAAGCCCGAACCGATATGCCCTTGGAGCGTAATGAGTGCTACTTCCCCCGCATGACCAATGTTGTGTATTTCTAACACAGATATACTCACACGCTTGACAGCCCTGGTAAAACCACGTATACTATACACACACACAGACATATACACACATAATATATAGCACAGAGGAAAAAAATATACACATATATGGCTAAACAACAAAGACTGGGAATAATACAAAGCCGTGGGCTGGGCGACATAGTAATAGCCATACCCATAGCGGGTCACTATCACAGCCAAGGTTGGGAAGTATACTGGCCCATTGATCAGCAGTTCCTACCGCATGTACAACATCATGCGCCCTGGGTACATTGGATACCCATTCCTGTAGACCCCCAGGGACGCTACTTCTATGACGTACCCCTACAAAGACTGAAAAACTTCCGTTGTGATGAGATTATACCCTTGTATCAGCACCTAACCGGACATCCATTCTCCGAAGAAAAGTACTTTCAGTACACCAGCTTTGATCAATACAAGTATATACGAGCAGGAGTACCCTTTCTGGACAAATGGCGCTTAGACGAATATATTACCAGAGATCTCACAGAAGAAGCCCGTGTATTTGACAGCCTAGTCACACAAGCAGACTACTGTGTGGTACACCTAGAAGGCAGTGATCACACCGCAGAATTCGATCCCACGATCATACCCGAAACGTGGCAGACTATATACATCCGTCCGGGTGTTACCCCATCAATATTCAACTACAGACAAGTCTTAGAATCTGCACAGAGCATAGTGTGTGTGGACAGTTGTATAGCCAATATGGTAGATCAACTGAAAATTGACAATGATCTGTACTTTATAGCTAGATCACACATAGGATTGACTCCAGTGTTGAACTCACCCTGGCAGTGGTTATAATAAAAAAAAATATAAGGTTGACAACCTGGTAAAACCTCAGTATAATAGTTTTTTTGTACAGAGATATTCCGTATACACACATACACACACATACACACATACACACAAAGGTAATTTTTATATATGTACTACACTATTAAAGATCTCAACAAACTCAGCCCTAGTCTAGCTAAAAAGATTGCCCAAGAGCAGGGCACTCAACGTCAATGGCATCCTGCTTATGCAGATATACGCAATCACCCTAGATGCTCTACGGCAGACTGCGGCAATCCACGTACGGTAATGGACTATCATTGGACCAGCGGAAAACCAGTGTATAGACCCGTGTGCAGTGATTGTCATAACACAGTCACTGCCCAACGCTATGCTCTACGTCACGGCGCTGAATGGATTAAAAACATCGCAGATGTAGTGGCACACAAAGCAGGATTCTCCAGCGCCACAGCATATCTTAACTCCCGACATCCCTATAGAAAGTATCGCAAAGACTACTGTGAAAACAAGGACGGTAGATTGGGCTATGTGTGTACTACTACTATAGTATGGGACGGACAATTGGATGTAGATCACATTGACGAAAACCCTAGTCATGAAGATCCTAGTAACATGCAGACTCTGTGCAAGTGCTGCCATGCTTATAAAGGCAATATGTTTGTTAAAGAACACGGTAGAACACCAGGTAGAAAGTTCTACGGATTGATCTAAGCTGGCAAAACGGACACTGGCAAATACCCCGCTGTAGGGGCCACAGTATATAACATACCCCGCTGTACAGGTATCCGGTCTACACAGCATCTTATGCTGTGATGAGAGTTGAGAACAGTTTTTTATGCTGAGAACCGCGTAAGAAATTGGAGAAGTACGGTGGGAATACTGTGGGAATACTGTGGGAATACTGTGGGAATACTGTGGGAGTATCTGACTATAACCAATCCACCCCTCCCAGCTTGTCAACCCCGGGCACCTTAGAATTCAGCGTAGAAACCACACTGAATGTTGCGGAAACCATGAAAAATCTGGCCTATTTTGGCCGAAAAAGACTCAAAAATACTTCAAAATCACCAGAATTTGCCCCAATATGAGTGTATAATATAACTACACAGTAAGAGAAAGGTATACTACACACTATATACAGTATAGACTACACTATACGCGATGTTAGCTCAGTTGGTTAGAGCAGAGGACTCATAATCCTTTGGTCGTAGGTTCGAGTCCTACACATCGCACCATTATAAACCGTATGATCTAGAATACAAACTCACAGTCAAAAGTTAGGCGCTTGAAGGTTCTTGAACTCGGGTACACTGTGAATAGAGCATGTCCTAGACTGCTCGCATACAAGATCGAATCTGCGACCTGTTACTTCAAGAGGTTCGGACATGGCCATTGTGCATGTAAAGAAGCGGAGCGGGACTGAGCAGTGATCCCGGCGTTAGCTCAGTACTGAAAACCCTATAGTCAACTCGGCTATAGGGTTTTTCTTTGGTGTTGTGAATCAGCCACAGCCGTAGTGCCAGGTGGTGTTGCGATAATACAACAATAGAATAATGTTATGCTTTACATATCTTTACAATTAAACTGTTGACAAAATGGTAAAACCACAGTATAATACACACATAGGAAGCAAAAAACACACACACTAAGGCTACTAACACTATGTCTACTAACAGTACAGTTAAAACAGCTCGTAAACGTCGGGTCGATCGTAATCACATCATATACGAACTACGAGTTAACGGGGGGAACTATATTGGTGTTACAGCAAAGACAGAGAGTACTGTATTAAAGAGCGTTCGTGCTAGGGCGGCAAAGCACTACTATCGTGCTAAAAAAGAGAACAAGAACTGGAGCCTTTGTATAGCACTGAGAGAGCTGTCTAGTAAAGATGAGATAGAGATCCTAGTACACGAGATAGTGAGAGGCAAGGCAGAAGCGCACAAGAGAGAAGTACAGTTGAGAAGGCAGATTAACCCTACACTGAACACGGATGTTAGAGGGGATGCGTTGACAGCGTAGGAGTTTGGGAGTATAATACACTTACATTAACACACTAGGAGCACACACTATGTTTTACATTAACGATGCAGGGCAAGAGGTACATTCAGAGCTCACACACGATTACGAAGCAGAGGCAGATGCACTCTATGAGGAGGGCAAGGACTGGAGCTTTATAGCAGAAACACTTACAGAGCGTTTTGAGACTGCAACACGGGCCCTTTGGGATCGTGCAGAGGATGTAGGCGCTGTCATGCAATACTTCAAGGGAGATCGTATGGTAGCGTATTTTGACTACGAGAACTTTTGGGGTACTGTACTAGCAGAATAAAAACCCAGTACGGTCTAAGGGCATTTGACAAGAGTGCTCTTAGGCAGTATAATACACTTACACTAACAAGGAGCTAAAATGTTTAAACTATTAAGTACTGCCAATCCTAAGATCCAAAAGGGCGTGAAGCTGGGGTATCTGTCGTTTATCCTGCATCTTGCACCTGCGGACTTGAGTGGGCATGAAGTATGTCCTAAGCGAACTAAAGGTTGTACAGATGCTTGCCTTAATAAAGCGGGGCGTGGCGGTATGTTCCGCAAGGGTGAGAACACTAACATGATACAAAAGGCTCGCATTCGTAAGACTGTAGAGTTCTTCTCAAACAGAGACCAGTTTATGAAGGATCTGTATCAGGACATTCGCAAAGCCATCAAGTTCGCAGAGCGGAAGGGGTTGACGCCTGTGTTCCGTCTAAATGGTACTAGTGACTTGAGTTGGGAGAAGTACACTGTGGGCAATACGGACATGAACTTGTTCCAATTGTTCCCTACAGTACAGTTCTATGACTATACAAAAGTCTTAGGTCGTAAGACTGCGCAATATCCCAATTACCACTTGACCTTTAGCCGTGCAGAGAACAACGATGCTGATGTGGGCATGGCGCTTGCCAAAGGTATGAATGTTACCGCTGTCTACGATGAGATTCCGGAAGGCATGTTCTCAGCAGATGAAACGGATCTACGCTTCTTAGATCCACGTGTGGGCTTTATTGGCTTAAAGGCCAAAGGGCCCGCAAAGAAGGACTATAGCGGGTTTGTAATTAGATTGAAAGAGGTAGCATGAGATTGAATGATGTATTACAGTGGATAGGGGCTGCGTTTCTTGTTGCAGGGCACGTACTCAATGCCATTGGCCCGAGTATGTATCCCTGGAACATTCTAGCCTTTGGGCTAGGCACAATATGCTTTATGGTGTGGAGTGCCAGGGTGGCAAATAAGCCACAGATGGTTGTGAACATAGTATCAATAACCGCATGTGCCTTAGGGTTATTCAATGCATGGGGTTGACTGGTTTTACCATCTGCAGTATAATAAACACATAGACAACAAAGGAGCAGACTATGATCGAGCAAGCACTAGAGACAGTTACCGCAATTAGCCAGCAACTACAGATGCCTATGCTAGAGACGCTGATGTATGTTAGAGCGCACACAGAGGAGTTTAGCCTTGCAGAGTTGCGTGACTATTACATTGTAATGGCAGACTTTGAAAAACTGTTGACACCTGCCTAAATTGAGAGTATAATACACTTACACTAACACAAAGGAGCCTCAATGTATAATGTAGTTCAAAACCCTATCCCCAAAAACGGATTTTTTACAAGTCCTACACTAGGAGAGATACAAGAGATGATCG